TGATAACATTACCATCGCTGTCAATCCATGCTATATCTTTAAACCAAATCCTTATCATTTTAACATTTTTTAACAAATTTAAACATTATTTTTAATATATTATATTTATATTTGTATCGTTTTAGTATTATTGCGTTGCCAAACCTTTATTTTACTTTAACCTTAAAGCGTAGCGTCATGAACTACGCTTTTTGTTTTAAGGGGTGCGACTTTTGACCAATATTTTATTAAAAGGGTGCGACTTTTGACCGTTTATATAAAATCAATTTATTGCATTCGTGAACTCTACGCATTTAAAAGTTGTGATATTGGTTCTTAAATTTGTACTTTGTTCTATTGTCCTTCCTATCATTTCGTTGTTGCTTTCATCTTTTTCATAGACCAATCCATCATAAAAGACAACGTTATCAAGTATTGTTTGAACTTCTGGCAAATCTATAAAGTCGTTAAAATAAGTTGGCGTTGTTGTTTCTTGAATACCAAAATAGGTATAATTTGCCCTGTTTGTGTAAATCATTTCCCGATAAAAATAACCTATTAAATTCGCAGGCATCAGTCTGCCATTTTCTTTTGATGTCGAAGTTCCTATTAAATCAAACATTTCTAAATAATCATCGCTTTCGACCATTGCCATATACCAGCCATTAGTATCATAACTAAATTCAACCGGGTTAAAATAGGTCGATATATCTTCTAAATCATGAATTTTTGATTGGTCAGCAGTCCAAGCATAATCAATATTGCATAATTCAGGCTCATATCCAGATACGCTTGCAGGGTTATTTTTATTGAATTTCAATGTTTCAATTGCAAATCGACTACCATAATTAAAAAACTTTTGCTTTTTATGTATAAGTAAACTTGACAAATCAAGTGGATTGGTAACCAAATCTTGAGGGCGTTTAAATTTAATGTCATCGCTATCAAGATACCAATAACCTCTAAACATTATCCTAATTATTTCTAAAATCCTTTTGAGTGTTATTTTTTTTAGAGAAACATTTCCATTAAAATTAGTCAATTGTGCAAAATTAGCCATTCTTAGTTTAGTGAAATCAATATTTGCTGTATCATACCAAGCCGAAGCAGCAATAAAGTCGAACACCTCCCCAATAAAAAAGCTATTTAAAATATCGTCAAAATCATAAGATTGCGAAGTAATTAACTCAGCTGATGCGCTGTATATATCTTGAGCAGTTCCCTGATTAACGAAACGCTCATTTTCCCGGTTCATTATGTCAAAAAAATCAGAATATAAATCTTTTGTTGTAAAATCCTTTATTTTAAGCAGCTTTGAATTATAGTCATAATCATTGAATTGATTTATATATCCTTCATAAACTAATGTGCCTGTTAAAATATCACCATTTTCATAAATCCTAAATTCAACTGAACTTCCAAAAGCGTTTATTAATTCATCAAAATCATCCTTTGAAAGCATGAAAGACCCATCCAATATCTTACGACCGAAACCTTTGTTTTCTCCTTCAACAACAAATTTTAATTCTAAATTGTTGTCAATTAGTTCTTTTTTCTTCCATTGAGAATCTAAGTAAAGGTAATATGTGAATTTTTCTTCCATTAATCCCTTAATTTACGTTTGATTTGACCTGTTTTCCAGTCCTGATAATATTTAAAATTACCGTCTTGCCAGTCATTACGACCGTTTGCAAGGTATATAGCACTTAATTTAGTATGTAGTCCGATTTCATTTAACATTGTTTCCATTTTCAAAGATTGTAAACTTTGATTTAAAACAAGTGGTAATTTTTCATTAGGAATGCCCATTAATTGACGGTTAATTGCAGCGGGTACAACTCTTTCACCTTTACTGAGCATTGCAGGAATTGAATCGCTTGTTTCAGTACCAGCACCGGTAACATAATCTGTTCCAGTTGCAAAACCTTGTATCTTTGCTTTTGCTGCTGCAAATGCTCCTTTCATCAATCCGGTTAAAAATGCACCTGTTGCAATGCCGAAAATACCCTTACCACCAATTTCTTTTACAGTAACAGCAGCGATTTGAAGTTCTAAGAATTTTTCAAGTGCGGTTAAAGCAATTTGCAACATATTTTTACCAAAGTTTTTAAATCCTTCTTCGCCTTCAATGAATAACTGACCAAGTGCAGCCCCTACGGCTTCCATCGAATTTTTAACAATATCTTGTCTTTCTTTTTCAAATTCCTCAAGCCTTTTTAATTCATCTTCTTTTTGTTTTGCATCAATTTCAGCCCAAAATTCGACCTCATCGGCTTTCATTTCCTTCCAAGCCTCTGAATTTTCTAAGTCTTTTTCGGCTAATTTGTCATTTATATCAGCAATTGCAGTCATTCTTTTTTCATGTTCTGCAATCATTATTTCAGTTTCTTTTTGCAATTCAGCTTGAGCTTTTGCAAATGAATCATCTGTTTTTGCTTGACTTCCACCGCCCTCACCTTCTCCTCCAGTTGTTGTAAATGAACCAGCCCCGCCTGAAAGCATAAAGTCTTCGGGTGTTAACTTTTTCATTTCGCCACCCATCGAATTATTGATAGCGTCGAATGTTTCCTCGCCTATTTTTTTACCAAAACTTTTAAAATTGTTGATTATTTCTTGTCCATTTTCGGCTAAAATTCTGCCTAATCCATCTTTAAACCCGCTACCCCAGTTTGCCGGGTTAAATGTATATGCCAAAGTTTTACCGATTGCCTTTAATTGCCCTGTAAAAGCAGAGAAAAATAGTTTAACAGTTTCCCAAAGAACGTCAAAAGTAAGCCCTATGCTTTCAATAATTGTCCTGAATAGTTTACTTTCATTGTATAAATCAACAAAACCGTTGTATGTATCGATAATAAATTTTGTTGAACTTTTCCAAAGCGTTGTTAAACCGTTCCAAATTGTTTCTAAAACAGGTGAAATCTTTACTAAAACGGTATCTAACAAACTACCTGCATTGGTTTTCATATTTTCCCAACGTGCCGCCCATCTTGCTGTTACATCGGCAGCCGTCTCAATGTAAGTACCTGCATTTTTCATTCTTTCAGAAATGATATTATTCAGCGCCTCTGTATAGTCCCCTGTTTTTTTCATTTCTTCTTTAAACTCTTTTAGCGGAATTCCTAACTTTGTAACCGCTTTTGGACTTTCTTTGCCTATGCCTTCAACAATTGTTTGAACTAAATCGTTTACATTTCCGCCCGTTTCTTGAACCTCTTTTCGTGCAAACCTGAAATATAAAGGTAAATTATCCAAGTTTTGTTTAAAATCGTCGGCATCTAAGGCTTTTTTCATCAATTCAATGTCTGATATAGTCCCGCCTGTGGCTTCCCTCATTTTGTCAAGCAAATCAGCGCGATTTAATTCATTAAATGCCCTTGTCGTTCCGGCTGCTTGGCTTGCTAAAATTCTCGAATCATTTATTAATTGTCCAATTTTGCTGATAGCCCCGACAATAACACCACCAATAAAAAACTGTTTTATTGAATTGCCAAGCCCGGTTAATGCACTTCGATAATTGCCTACATTGCGTTGAAACATGCCAACACTTCCATCAACTTGTTTCAGTTTAGCATCTAATTGTTGTATGTTTTTTAACAGTTCTTTCCCTTCTTTGGTTGTATGTTTTTCTTCGACAGCTAAATCCTTGTATTGTTTCCTGAGTTGGTTTAATTTTATTGATTCCTTTTCATAAGCCCCAGTTAAATTGCTTGTCAGCTTTGCAGCTTGCTTTTGTTCGTTGTTTACAATTTGTTGATTAACTTTTAAAGATGCCAGTTCCCTATTTTCATTTGATACGCTTGCAGCAAGTTTAGCCTCCGCTGTTTCAAGTTGATTCTTAATTGTGATTTGAGCTTTTTGAAAAGCGTTTAGTTTTTCTGTTTCTTTGCTTAGTTTTTCGACATTGAGTAAAACAGATTTTGCCCCCTCTGAATTGCCTTGCAAATTGAAATCCCGCAAAGATTTTTCAAGCCCCTGCATTTTGATTTTAGTTTGTTCGACTTTCTTGTCAAGTATATCAAACATTTTTTCAATTGCCTCAAAAGGATTACCCTGCTTAGGGTCGTATATATCGGTGTTCTTAATTATACTCATTTCCAAAATTTATAAGAAGGTTTGTAATTCCCGCCCGGTGTACTTCTAAAACCTATTGATTTATCGATTTCTTTTATTTCCTTGTCAAGTTTATATATTTCTTGTTTTGTTTCTTCATCAGGATTTAAAAGATATTTTGTCCTTAATTCCCTTAATTTTTCACATTTTTGTATATAAACTGATTTCATTTCTTGTATTTTTCAACTGTTTTTAACAATGCCTTATTTTTTTCTACTGCTTTATGATACAATGACAAGCCACGTGCAGCAGACATCTTATCAGGGTTTATGCTACCGATTTGCTCAAATGTCAATTCAATGTAATTTATAAATTCATTAAGTGAAATATCCTTTACATTAGTATCTTTTTTTTCCTTGTCTGCAATTTCCTTTGCCAGGCTGTCAGCTTTGAATTTAATCGATTTGTTGTTTGTTCTTGCTGCAATACTTTGTAAAATTGCCACCTCTGCCCGCTTTTTAAATGTACTTAAATCTATATTTTCAATCTCGAAAACCATGTCCAAAATGATTTCAGCAAAGAAAGCGGGCACGTGTTTAGTAAACTTTAATTTGTATAAGGCTAAATAATTTCCATCACGGATTAAAAACCAGTTCGATAAAGGAATTTTGTGTAAAGATTTGTAATAAATCGGTAAATGATAGATTACTTTATCTTTAATTTTGCGAAATATTCCTCTAAATTTTTCTCGAAATATGGAAAAAATGATACCCATACAAAATTTTCTAAACTGTTTTCCGTTAACCCTAAAAAATCATAATCACTTGAAAAATTATCCCGTATATCGGAGCCGCCCTTGCTGAAATCTGCCAGCACTTCAAACTCATCTTTTCGCACCTCAACATCAAACGAATTGTAAAACGCCCCGGTATCTTTTAAATCAACCTTATCAACTTGCAGCCCAGCTTCACCTCTTAATTTAACGGTATAAATCGAATAAGGATAGCCGCTGTTTTGTTCTTGACTTGCGATTGTTTCAATGAATTGTCCACGTGAGTCAATTCCTTCCTGCAATTGTTCATCCTGATTATATTTGATAATATCCTTTTTAACTTCCTTAATTTGTAAAGTTTGATTTACTAATTTATTGAAGTCAACATCAAAATATTTTTTATAATCAGAGAATTTATCCAATGTGTTTATAAATATAGAGATACCCTCTGTTTACGTTTGAAGCATTATATGAAGCTGAATCGAAAAACCCAGATTCTGTTCTTTGTAATGTTAAATCGAAATCTGATAAAGTCGCAATACCACCAATATTAAAATCACGAATTAATTCACCAGCATCATCTAAAATCATTACTGAAAAACTGCAATTAGTTACATCGAAAAGAGTTCCATCAACTGATAAAGGCACTGTTATTTCGCCCTCTGTATCCATATCCCAATTTCCTAATGCAAACTTTATGCATGAATCGTATAACTCCGTAAAGTTATCGTTACATTTATAAAATCCATCCCTGATTGGATCGGCTGTCGGGTCGTCATAACTTGAGCCTATTCCTATTACTTGTTTAGCCATTTGAATTATTTTTTTGAATAAATTTAGTAAAAATTTGAATATCTTTCTTAACATTTTGTAAAGTTTAGAAAAAAAAGGGCGGTTAAGCCCTTCTTTTATTAAGAACTAAAAACAGTCGATACGGTTACCGGGCTTTCAAATCCCTCAGTTGTTGCTGTTGGTTGGTCGAACAATGAGAAATAGAATGTTCCAGGAGTTTGGCTTCCAAAAATAGCATCGTAAGTGCCGGGCGTTGCGGTTTCGTTTAACGAAACAAGCGGGATCGCTGCCCCAGTTGTTGTTTTTCTCATATAAACGTCTGCTGCCACGGCTGCGCTGTAAGCAACATTGTCGTAACCTTTCAAAGTTATCGTTGCTGTGGTTGATGTCATATCACTAACTGCAATAACAAGGTCTTTTATACCTGTCAATTCAGTTTCAGGATACCAGTTTGTCGCTAATTCTGATGTAATCGGGTTAACAACTACCTCGTACTCATTGAACTGTTTTACATCGGTGTATTTGATTTCTACCATAACATGAGCAGTTTCGCTACCTGTGTTTTGTGACTCTGGTAAAATACGAACGTAATCAGTTTCTTTCGGTAAAAACTTGGTGTCATCAGTCGAATAGCCTTTGATTACGCCTTTATCGGTTACAATGAAAACATCAAAATCGCCATTATTTAATTTGGCTAATTGAGTCTTATTGTAAACGGACATTTCCTCAAGTGTGTAACGTACCATCAATTTGCCGTCACGTACATAAGATGAATATCCAAAGTCAAATTCTTGAACAACTGGGTCTTCCTGAGTAGCTTCTGCATTGATTACCGGAATTAGCGGAAACCAACGAACCGATTTAGCTGCATTGATTGAATTTGTCCATGTTGATAATGTAACGGCTAAAGTTTCGGTAGCAATCTCAGTACCTTTCGGAACTAAAACTAAAATTCTATCCTTGCCAACCGGGCCACAATATTTTTGCGCCCCTGTATTTCCTGTGCGGGTGCTGCACGATGTTGTATTATACATAATTTATTTTTTTAATGTTTAACAATATTGATTAATAAATGATAGTTCGAAATTTACTTCAATGGCATCCGTCGGAGCGTCCAAGACTTGTAAATTTTGGTCTGAACTTCCATAAAAATACCTGTAAAAAGTTTCAAATTCAGGGCGGTTTTCTTCAAAATAAAACTTATCTTGAAAATAAGTTGAGTTGATTGTCATGACAAACAGCCTGAAAAGCGGTTCCAATACCGTTTTAAAAACGTATGTCAATCGCTCATTTGCCCTGTATGTTTTTTCTGTTAAATGTACGAATGCAAATTGCAATGTCGTTTCAAAAGCAACCAAGTCATTAGGATTGTGATTCCTGTCATTGTTGATGAATAGCCAAATCAAAGGGAATCGGATTAAATTGCTTGACGGGTCGTTTGCAAGGTTGTTTAACACCTGATTAATTTCAATTCGGGATCCCATCAGATAATTAACCGCAAGATTCCATTCCGTTGCAACAAGATTTGATGCAACAATATCAAATGAATTTTCACCAATATCTATTACAGCATAGTTTACATTGTTGATATTAACTATTTGCCCGGTCTGTAAACTGATATTATGATTTTCATCCAACAATTTTAAAGTAGTCGTTTGAATAGTCGAGACCCCGCCCGTTTCCGAAATGGAACTGATAGGGCGGGCAAGTCTCATAAAATCAACTACTGCCTTAATTTCATCATATTCATATATGCTTTTCTTTTCTCTCATTGCTAAATGTTAAACATTGTAACTTTTTCAAGTCGGGTAAATTGCCAATCTGGATAATCGGTTTCGTGTTCCATCAGAAAATTGTAAAGCGTTCCGATATATGAATTTTCACCAAAGCCCCCTATAATGTCGCATGCACGATTTAAAGCCCTTGCCTGCTTATGTCTGTAATCCGATACCGTACTATTTTCTGATTGTGCTAATTTTAAACCGCTGCCTGAATTGAAAGTACTTGCTAACTTGGCATATTGATAATACACATAATAAGCAATAAATGATTCCTTTTCGGTATTGACAAGCCCCGGCCATTTAACGGAATATCCATCAACTGTGTAAACTTTGCCGTCTCTTAAATCAAGCCACTTTTGCAAAGGATTTTGGATAGCAATTCCGGCCAAAAATTGTGAATAAAGGGTATAGCCTAAAACTTTTTGTAAAATTTCAGGCTCGAACCTGTCAATATAGGCCGTTAATTGCCCTCGAATTTCATCCAAAGGCAGGCTTATATCTGTTTTAAAATAGGTATAATCTATTAGATTTGCCATGTTATAATGTATCTGTATATTCGTAAATTGAACCCTGCCTGTCTGCTATAAAATGCACATCGAAATAATCGATTCCTAAATCGGCATTATAAGTGTCAGAACCTACTCCGGTGCTATCCCTTGTTACCTTCACACGCAATAAAGAACTGTATTGTTCATTTTCGGGATGTGCTAAATTTGTAATCACATTAATTATTCCAGTCGAATATTGAGCCTCACTACCTGTAAAAGTGTGTGTTTTAGTGCCTGTATTCCAGTTAGCAATTGCAGGAATAACAGCCCCGTTATTATACCAAACCCAAGCATATTGCAAGATAACAGTATCATTTGCATTCGGCTTATTTGGTAAGAAATAGTGTAAATGCACACTATCAAGATTCGTGTTTAATTTTTTTCTATGTGTAAACTGATATACCTGTACAGCAATGTCATCATTAGCATTCTGAAATGCTAACATAGTGCAAGCAGTATCACGTATTGCAAGTGTTCCAAGTGCGGACCCTCCAGAAACGGTAGTCATAATACCTTGCATGTCATCATGCCGTTGCCAACCTGAGTTAGCGGAGGGTTTAAGAAAAAAATCACTCACTCCCGAAATCAGATCATCAAAATTTGTGTATGCCGTTCCATTTTCTTTAATGATATTGGCAATTGGCTCATCAGTTTCAATTTTACCGCTGTTTACATTTTTGATAATGACATGACCAATTCCATCATTTTCATAATAAAGAACACGGCACACACCAGCCGGATACAGTTCGTTATTGGTATTCCCAAATACAAAAGTTCCATCTGATTTTTTATATAATCGTGTTTTTGCCATTATTTTTTAGCTTTACGTCCTTTTTTTTCTTTTGAAATCTGAGTACCGATATCGATAATTTGCTTAATTACCACAGGTGTTTCTTCATCCTGTTCAACTTCTGCTTTCTTTTCCGGTTCGGGCTGCCAAATTTTAGCAATTTTATGAGCAAGTAACTGCTTTGCAACTGCTCCCTCGACTTCAAGGATTTGACCAATCGAATATTTGCTTTTCCCGTGCCTTGTATTTCTTAACCTGACTATTTCTACTTTTATTTTTTCCATTTCTTCAAATTTTATTAAATCATTCTGAGCTCCGAAATGTTGCCCGTCCTGAGTGTTTGTTAATACTAAATTGATAAAGTCTTTATTTTCAATATTATTGTAAAGTTTAGTTGTGACCCTGAAATCACCCCTTTTGTAAGGTTCCCACTCTGCCAAGAACTTGTATTTTGCATCAAAGGCAAATCCGATTCCTGAAATATCACACACAACCGGGGGCTTTCCGAAATTTTCAGGTTTTGGAATTGTTCTTTTTTTGCTCCGAACGTTCCAAAAAATTAAGTCATTTTCCTGTAAATAAGAGTTTACAATTAATTCAATGCTGTTATTATGAGTGAATTTATCATCATCATCCAAATATATAATTAACCCGATTTTAACTTTTGACTGTAATTCATTTAAGAACAGGTTTTGCGGAAAAGGTACACCATAGTTTTCATCATTTTCAATCGGCTGCACCCCTTTTATTTTTTTAACCTTAACAGGATAAACAGGATATTTAACAGTATAATCGTGAACGCTGTCAATAGCTACCCATATATTTATATTTTTATATGTTTGTTCTAAAATTGATTTGATACAATTTTCAAAATACTTAGGCCGTTCGCTTGTCCTTACCAAAATGTTCACAATCGGTTTTTTGTCTATCCATTGCATTTTAATTCTGTCAAGTAAACTTTTCTCACTGTCAACATGGACAACTCTTTGACCGTTTATTTCGTGGTACCAGCGATAAAAGCTATTGATTGCCGGATGCAATTCTCTGGCTTCCGGTTCACCACGTTTGGACATCAGTATATTATCACCTCCAAAGAAAGCTGATAGAATAGCATGCCCTCCGTTCATTGTAACGTACTTTTGACAATTAGCGAAAATCATTAATTGAAGTTCATTAAATGTCAAGTCTGAATTACTTTTATGCAAGTCATGAATATTTATAACTTTCGGATAAGCCTTTAATAGTTCGTAATCACCTATTGAAATAGGTTTTTCATTATCGTACAATTCCGGGCGGCCTTCGACATTGATATAAATTACCTGGTATTCATCTTGCAATAATTCAAACATTGCCTTTAAAGTTGGCAGGTCGAAATAATTTATTGCACGGCTTGACCATTCAATATTAACCCTGTTGCAAATAACAACAATTTCTTTATCGAATTTAAAGCGGTCGTTTGCAAATCTGCTTTTATAATCAGGGGCAAGAAATTCTGATTTTTCTAAGAAATCTTTATGAATTTTTATGTTAGGAGTGCTACATTTCGGAGTATTATACCAGCTTCGGGTCTCTGAATTTATTTCGTGATTTGGACTAAAATAATATAAGCATTGAGTATCATTTCCGGAAATGGTTTTTTCTAATAATCCTTTACTTTGCAAGTAATTTGCATAAGGAATTACCGAAATTAACTCATATCCAAATTCAATGTTATGACTGTTTACTGTTATTTTATCCTGTTTTTTCATGCAATATTTTGTATTTTCTCTAAAAAGTTAGCTGCAATTTTGTTGTAATCGTATTTTTTAATTTCGTTTAAAGCATTATAAGTCAATTGCGACCGGGTATCCTTATGAGTAATCAACCAATCCAAATGCTTTTTTAACATTTGCATATCATTAAATTCAAACTTCAAAGCCGTATGCCAATTGATAGCAAAACCTTTATTGCATTGGATATCTGAACAAATAACAGGCACGCCGCAAGCCATTGCTTCAGCTACCGGATTACACCACCCACCTGAATAATGATTGTCAATAAAAATATCGATGCCATTAAACCAGTTTGACATTTCGCTTTGTGGGATACCTTTTCCAAAATATGTGATTGTACTGATTTTGTTATCTTCAAAGAACTGTATTAAAGTTGAGCCGCCCTTACGCTTGCGTGGGTCGCCAGACCAACCAATATTTAATTTTTTTCTGTTTTTTTCTGCCAAAGGCTTAAACATTTCGGTATTTATTCCACCGATTTGAGCCTGAATTATCTTTTTTGAATCTGTATTTTGCTTCAAATAGTCGATTTGCCAAAGTCCGTCCGCTGTCAAATAGTAGTTATCGACTATGTATTTTAGATTTTCGTTACCTTCAAAGATGTTTAGTTTTTCATCAAAACCCATAAAACAGAATATTTTTATATCTGCTTGGGCTGTTTTGATTAATTCTAAATAGTGTGATGTTGCCTGAGTTGTTAGTATGAGTACATCTAACTTGTCATTTTTCAATTTTGATTCGTATTTAACTTTACCGTCAAATCTAATCCAGTCAATAGATTCTCTTTCAGGATTGTAAATAGTAACATCGTGTCCAAGTTTGACAAAAACATTTCCGTTTTCGACAATCTCACGAACGCTGCCAAAGATTCCTACACCTGATATTAAAAACCCTATTTTCATTCTGTTTTAATTAAGGGAGTGCAATTAAGCACCCCCGTAAACTATCATTTATTTTAATAAATCCTATTAGCTTGCAGCCTCTAAGAAGTTGATGCCATCGGTGAATGTATCGGTAACAAAAGCAGCCTCATCATTTTTCTTTACATAAGAAACAAGACGTTTCTCAGCAATGATAGTGACTAAGTTCTTTGTCCAGTCGTTTCCGTCGTAACCCATCTGAATTGACATTGCCTCCCGGTCTTTGATGTAGAATTTCCTGAAATCACCTACCAAAAATTCACCTGCTGTTATTGAGTTTGTTTCAATAACTGGCAAGCCATATATGCGTGTTCCATCAGGGCTAACAACGGCCATAGGAGCGTTATACTCTTCAGTGGTTGTGCGTGAACCGTGTACCATGCTAAACACGTCGGCAGGGTTCATAAGAATAGCATTTGCCTGCGAACGTCCTTCAGTTTCGATTGATATTTGTTTGATTGCAGCTCCTAAAACATCCCATTTTGTTGCCATTCCGTTTGGGATTGTGCCTGATAAAGATGCATTGTCTAAAGGTTGTGCATATTTTTCAATACCGTTAATGTAAACGGTCAAACCAGTACCGGCTATCAATTGGCTTTCTTCCAAATATTCTAATTCATACATTAATTCGTTATTGATATCGGCCATAATTCCCTCAATATCGGTTAACATTTCCTTAGAAATTTTGATGTAAGCAGTGATTTTTTTCACATTAGCCGAATCAACTACATAATTCCAATCAACTTGAGATTTGTCCAACCCTTCGCCAGTCATTCCAGCTGAACCCTCTTTGGCTGCCTTATAAACCCATTCAACTACATTTGAACTTGTTGAACCAGTTGATGAAAGCGCACGGATAGTGAAAAGCCTTTTATTGAAATCATTGAAACCTGGGTCACGGTCTGCCTGCGGAATTGTTCCGGTTACATTCGTTCCGAAAGTCATTGTACCAACGGTTTTTACAATGATTTCCTCTGGAGCGGTATTCTTTGACTTCAATTCCTGAACTTTAGCTATCAATGCTTTTTTCAATTCAGTTTTGAAATCAGCTACATTTTCAGCTTTTTTAGTCTCAATTGCACTTTGAACATTAGCAGAAAGTTTATTGAAAGCCGTTTTAATAGATTCGATTTCAACCCCTTTTTTGTTTAACTCAATTAATTGGTCGTTAAGTGGCTGCAATCTTGCTTCTAAACCCTTTTCATTAATTAATCCAAGCTGGGAATCGGTAACTGATTTTTTAATTTTGTCATCAATTTTCTGCAATAATGCTTTTTCAGCTTCATTATCAGAATAACCAGGCATAATGTTATTGCCAAATACTCCTTTCGGAGCTGGCAAAAAAGCCGCAAATGATAATCCTAAACCAAATACAGGAGGAATATTAGCAGCTAAACTCAATACAGTTCCTAAAACTGCAAAGAATAGAAAAGATAAAATAAATTGTGTTCTCATTTTTAAATGTTTTTTAGTAAATAATCAAAATTAATTGTTTTATGAGTGCTTAATTGCGGCTCCGATTCAGGTGCTAATTTAGCGGCCTGTATATTTTCGGTACGTATTTCTAATGTTGGGGTAATTTCGTTGGCACCTGCTAAAACTGCTGAAACTTCGATTAACTTTAATTCTTTTACAATGAAAAAATAGCCTTCATCCAAAGCAACTGACTTGTTAATTGCGCTGTCAATGTACTTTCTCCAGTTTTCATAATGTTCTGAATCTTGCGGGTCGTTAACCGCTAAAATCAACTGTACATAATTAAGTCCGATGCTATGTTGATTAATTTTCCCTAATCGATACTGGTTAAAAATCTTTTCGTTGTAGGATTTGATAACATCAGTTTCAAAGATTAAGGCCTCAGTTGTACCCATCCCGGATATACCTAACTGGGTAAATGTTAAGTTTTGTGTATAAATATCTCTTACCTCACCGACTTTAGCCTCTAAACTGAAATTATGGTCGTATAAGTGCGGGATTAAAGATTTGCGTTCTTTAATCGACTTATTCCATGCACCCGGTACGATTAAATCCATTTGGCTGTCAATCCAATTTGCTGTATTACCTACAATTTTAACGAATACCGTATCCTTTTCCCCGTCCGCTTTTTGAGTAGGATTGAAAATATAAGATGTGGCATTGCTTATATCGGTAAATTTTATCATTGACTTTTTTTCCCGAATAATTTCATCTTTGTTTTTCCTTACAAAGTCCATCTTTTCGGCTAATGTCAATTTATGTATATCTTTTGTAATCATTTCTTTACAGTTTCGTTTGATTCGATTTGTTTCAATCTGAATTCTAATGCTTTTATAAGGCTTTCATCTGTTTTAGATTTAACCTGTTTTGCCTTTATTTCTTTAATTTTGTTGATTAAAGTTATTTTGTCCATTTTGATTTTGTGTTATAGGTATCCATCCTGAACTTGTCATAAAATAGTAATCATTGAAATCAGGACGGCTTATTGTTTCAGCTCCTGTCCATTCGAGATACTGATTACGTGTTATCAACCCTAATTTGCAATCATTCAAAAGCCTATCATTAGCCTCTAATTCTGCCTTTACTATTTCGTTTATGTTTGAATAGTCGATTGTATAATCCAGACTTGGCCACCACTCACGGAGTTTATTCATAAAATCATTCAAAGTTGATTCGATTTCAGACTTAAAAGCCCCGTTGGCAAAGTCACGCAAAGCAGCTTCTTTGTTACTGAAAGTAGCGCCCTGATTATCTGAAAAACATTTGCTATCTATATTTTGAGCATCACATAATCTCTGAAAATCGGATGCGTTGTTTTCTGTTATCCTTAATTGTGCAACGTTTAAGGATGCCATTGTCACGTCTAAAGGCATATCAGTTATAAGCGTGTTGTACTCATTTCCTGCATAACCGTATTTTTTCATCTTATCCTGAACAATTTTAATATCGTCATCAGAATTGACAGCGGAAAACTCACCTTGCGTTTTTCCTGTGATTATCATTCGAGGGCCATTCTTGTACAAGTTTGTTTTAGCATCGTAACCGTTTTTAATTGATTCGATGTTTTTTTCACACCCCGCAAAGCGACTTATTCCGAAAAGGTATTGATTTTGTTTGAAGTTTGGGCTCGATTCCCGTACATGAAGGATGAATTTAGGGTCAATTTGTAAGGATGTTTTTTGTGGTTCTTTTGTGTCAAAAATGTATGATTCAATTTTGTTAACTCTAAAATCGTTGCTATCTGTGGTTTTTATTGACGTGAAAACAGGACTTAGATTGAATAATGCCGTTGGCCTTTGCTTGCCAACCGTTACCGGTGTGAATAGGTTAAGAATTGAATTGCCATAAAGCCTTTTGTTCATAACCATTTGAGAAATGAACTCATTCCAACCCTGATAGTAATTTGGATTTTTAAGCAGGATATCAACTTCAGGTATATTGGTCTGGACATTAATTTGACCGGCCATGTCTGCATACTTGAGTACAGGGGCGGCCACTTCGGCAAGCGTGTTAAAGTATTGCGTTAAAAGTTGGTTGTTCTGGGTATCTGTGAAAATGTTCTTATAGGTTACGGGTGTACCAATGAACATATCGAAAATAGAACCTCTGTAAATAGATTTAGCCGTCTCAGGCCGTTGGATTGCTTTGCTTTTAAATGGCCACATTCTATAAAATTGTACAATTTGTACAAAGTTATAGTAAAATTCTTTACAAATGCAAATAAATGTTAAAAAATGTTAATAGATGTTAAAATTAATGGGTATAAAAAAGCCCTGCATGGATATCAAGATGCAAGGCTAAAACTGAAAGATGAAAAGATTTGTTATTCGTTTTCGACAATAACGATTTTTTCAGTACCATGTTTGTCTGTTTTCAACAATTCCGAAACATCAATTTTGATGGTAATTTGCTTACGCCTTCTTAACAGCCAGTCCAAAAATGTTGGGCGTTTAATCGATTGGATTATTGTCCTGTTTTCCTGAGTCCATTTATAAATAGTACCTTCAAGTAAAGTTATAGCAAGTCCTTTAAAAAAATCATCAGATTCGATACCTACCTTGTAATTCAAATCGAATACCATTTCTTTTTTCAATCGCTCTAATATATCAGTTGGGAGCATTTCTTTTGATATTTTTTGATAAGCGAAAATCTTTTTTTTCTCAAATTCTTTTTCCATAGTTAAGTTTTTAAAGGTTTAAATGTCATGTTTACTTTAATCGGTGAATCAATCAACTCACTTCGATAATTCAACACAAAGTTAATCTGAATTGCGATAATTGCAAAGATAAAAATGATAATTAGTTTTTTCATTTGATGTAAGTTTGAATTATTTTTGAAAGTCCAGCCAAAGCATCAGGAGCGTCATCATGCTCACTTTTTTTATCATTACGGTATGCTGTCAATTCCTGTATAAAGTCATTGTATTCCGTTCCACGCTCTGAGTTCTTAAAGTAATATGATTCTAAAATTATGTCAGCCTGTATGATAATTCTGCTATGTTTCTGTACATTATTTCTAACCGCTCCAATTCTGCACCCGCCTGTATATTGTGATTTTAACATTTTAGTGTACATCAATCCCATTGCGTTTGATTCAAAGTATGCTTTCTGTACATTATACTTGTCAATCAATGATATGATTTTCGGAATTGAATAATTACTATCTTTTTTGGTAAAACAAACATCTAAAATAAAGACGTTGCTACCAATTAAAGCCCCGATAACAAAAGCTAAAGAATCAATACCCTGATCTGCAACATCGCAATAAGCAATTATTTGACCGCCTGAATAGTCGATAGTATCAAAGAATTTTAGTTTCCCGATTGAAAAAACTATTGCATCATCTTCGTCAAGCCAAGTTGTACACATGACTTTTTTAAACTTTTCTGGATTTTCTTGCCTGAGTAATTCCATCTCATTCACATAGTCAGCATCCAAATTATGCTTATTGTCATCAAATTCCATGTGAATATATGAAATGCCGTTTTTAATGCCATTAAAACCAGGTTCAATATCCTGATAAAATCGTTTATAAATCCAATGATTCTTATAAGCAGGGTTAAGAATAAGGATTACCATGTTCTTAATGCCCTTAATCCTTACCGATTTATTAATCGTTTCAAATGTTTGCTCATCCGGTAACTCTTCGGCTTCGTCCAATACCCAAATATTGATACCCGTTAAGGATTTGAGTTTGGCAGTTTGTATACCTTGGCTTGTTTTAATACCCCTGAATAAAATTCGACTGTTTGTTTTAGTTGCGTAAATGTCTTTTTGTTGAACATCGAAATAGGATTGCATGTTTTGAAGTTCAATTTTTTCTGTGAATTCAGGAATGATACTGTCCTTTGCTGATTCAAGAGTATAACGGGTGAATAAGACGTTGTTATTATTGTTTAATCCAGTTAACCGGGTAAGGAATATACCAACGGTAAAACTCTTTGACGTACCCCGGTCGCCTGTTATTAGGTAGTATCTGGTTTTCTGGTCAAAAAGTGAATTAAACTTTTCATGAATTTCAATCATTCTTAAACCATTTTAGCGGGGGTATGTCTTTAACTGTTAGGTTTTGTTCAACTTCCTGCTTATCCTTCATATCGTGATTGTTTTTTAACACAAATATTGCCATTGTTGGATTATACTTGTTCGTAAGCCCTTTTTTGATTATTCGATTTTTTATTAAAGCATTTGCCTTTTTTATAGGGTTAAAATCAATATTCAATCCTTTGTTTTCAAGATAGTTAAGTAATTTTTCATACTCACCTAATTCACAGCAAGCCTCTTCAATGGAGCAACAATCAACATTTTTAAGAACATATTGATAAACAGAATTAACAAACTTTTGACTTTCATCAATAGTCCATTTTTCTGCATTCTTATTATTTTTCGGAGCGCCTGCCATTTTGTAAAGTATTGTTTGAATAAAATAAACATTCTCCTTTATCTGTAATAATCCCGATTGCTTCAGTTGAATCTTTTAATTTTTTCAGGTCTTTCGACATTTTTTCAAATGTGAAGTTTTCAGTTTCGTATTTTTCAATCGAATTAATCAAATCAGATAATTCACTTTCCTCATTTTCTGTTAATGATTCAATTTCAGTTTCTTCTTTTTCAAGTAAACTTTCCATTCTTTTAAGTTTAGATTTATAATTGTCTTTTGTTATTTGCATTTTGTTAATCTTTAAGATACCAATCAATTAAATCGATGCTTTCTTGAAATCCAACTGCAAAGCTGGCATAATAGCCTTTTGCTTTTAACTTTTGATGTAAGATGTGTTGTTCTTCAATGTGTTCAGATGAATGTATATGACTGTTTTTTTTAGTCAGCTTAGTACCTTCTTTTTTCAATTCGATAAACAAAGCGGCATATCCTTTTTTTTGCTCATAAATGACAATATCAGGAAAACCACGGCTTGACCGTAATTCCTTAGCCTGTTTTGCAAGTCCCGGAGTAAGTCTAATCCCGGACAAATCGACATTAAACAACACGTTTGGATATTGCAATTTAATGTAAGTAGCTACTTGCTTATGTAGTTGTTTTTCAGTCATAAACACAAAGATACTAATTATTTAAGATAAATCAAAACTTGAGATATCAATATCACAGTTTTCATACTTATCGAAAAAAGCAAATCCTTTTATTCCTTCTAAATAAATGCCATTACCAATGCCTTTCGGATATGTTATTTTTGTAAATTTCATTAAATGTCTATCATATGTAATTGTGTGCATAATGCAATTTATATGAAAAGCAAATTCAACAAATCTACATTTCGATTGATTTTGTTTTAGTCTTTCTTTGATTTCAGGCAATTTATTTTTTGCAGCTTGAAATATTTTTTGTTCAAGTTCATTCATAGTGGTTCTTTTTATACAAATTTGGCAGGATAAACGATATTGCGTATATTTATTTGTTACCAGCAACCTTAAAGAACAGCTTCGTAGATACTTTTGCTGCCCGATAAAATGGCTTGTAAATTCTTATCTGGAATATCTGCAAATTCAACTTCACAAATATTTCCACAGTTAGGCATAATTTCAGCCTTCATTCTACCCATTTCGGGTTTAAGTTCGTCCAGAAATAAACCATTAATACACGAATAGCCAACTTTGCGCTCTAATTCTGCCATGCGCTTAAAAACAGGTGGAAAATCGGTTTTAATTTTATTCCAATATCCTTTCCCTCCTTTCACACAACCAATGCAATTATTATTAGAATATCCAAGTTTATACATTTCAGGCAATTCAATTCCGTTTTTAAGCAATAGCCCTGCACACATTTCTTTTGTCAATCCTTTTTCAATTAAAGGGAAAAGTGGTTTTGTCACTGGGTATTGTTGCAAATGCCTAATTGCCCGGTTTATTTCTTTTGGTTCATATTCATAGCCCCATACTTGGTTTATAATAGTTCGGGTATTGAATAGGCTTAATTCATTTAGCCTTTCAAAGTCAAAGCGCACATTCTTTTTTAAATGCAATGTGCATGGTGCGCCCGTGGGTGTATTTACAGCTCCAGTTTTTTCAATTACTTCAAACTGGTTATTAAAATCTTTGCTTTTTAAAGTCTTAATTTCGCAACCATACCAGCGTTCGCAATCAGTTTTAAACCTTGCATTATCTTCGTGTGCTGTGTCAATATCAATATAATAAAGCTCAACATTTTGGTATAACTCCAATCCCATTTTACAGGCAACAGCCGAAGTAATGCCAGCACTCCACCAAGCAACAATAAAAGGCTGCTGGTAACACGCGGTATAATTCATGCCGGGTGTCGTGGGTGGTTGTAAGTCTGTATCTCGTATCATCTTTATCGTATTTTGAAAGTGAAATGCCTCGTATTCCGGCACGAAATCATACCGTCAAACCGTTGTACGCAATTAACAAGCGACATTTACAAAAACAATGACAAATGCCACCACTCCAATAATTAACAGGCTTTCAAGGCATATTTCCAGCCATGCAAGATAGTCTATAAGATAAACTGCTGACATAGTAAAAACTGTCAGCATTAGACTTAAGAATAGAATTTTGATGAATTTTTTCATATTGTTTCAATTTTAAGTTTTTCGCCATTTTTACAAGTATCCAAAGTATCTAACATCTGCTTGTTTATATAGTTGGTCACATTTTAATAATTCAATTTCTATTTCTTCACATTCTACCCAATTTTCATCTGGAGCGTTTACAGCTTGGCAAAATACTACGTTTGTACATTCGTAATTTCTTTTTGTGAAGTTGATGTTTTTAAAAGTTTTCATAGCTGTATTTTTTTCGTCTTGTTTTATGATGTAAAGATACAACGAAAATCAATATAAAAGTGTTAATAAATGTTAAATAGTACTATTGTTTAATTGATATATATTAATTTAAATGTTAAAATTCTGGTATTTGCTGGGAATAAAACGGTTCTTTGTTTTTATATTTCAGAATCAAATATGTCATTTATAATTGTTTCATCTGTAATCAATTCAGGCAATCCATTATCATTTATGATAAATGGGAAAGGCATAAAATCCTCTGAATTTCTAAGTTGTTTTGCTTCGATTATAGAATAATTTCCATCTTTCTTTACATTTATAACACTTTCGGCTTTTTTCTCAATTGAACTACCTAAGTGCCCGGTTGCCCAATCGCTACCTTTTGGCTGATGAATAACAGTACAAATGTGAATATTATAAGTTGCAGTCCATGTCATAAGTAATTGCACCACCCTATTCCCTTCTGCTTCATCATTATTCCCAAATGCTAAATCTGCAATCCCATCGATAAACACGACTCCTAAATTTGGCGTTTTTTTTATTATTTCTTCAATTATAAAACACCTTTCATTGTAATTATAATTCCTTAAAGCAAACACCTGATAATTATCAATTGATTGGACATTTGCTATTGAAACAGCCCTGTAAGCTGAATTGAATACTTGATGAATACCCTGCTCAGTATCAAAATAAATGATGTTACTTTTGTCTACAGGCAAGTTAATAAAAAATTTATCCATTATTTTTTTGTTGCCAATGCACCCTGCTTCAAAAAATAAACGTGCAAAGGACTTTCTTGCTTTTGACTTGCCAGTTATACAACTGAAATTTCCTAAACTGCCTATTTTAGCTAATTTATTCCCATATTTTATTTTTATAATAAAATCAGGTTGATGGTATTCTTTTGACCAGTCAAGTTTGGATTCTCTGTAAACTTTTTCTAATAAATCATTTTTATCTGATTCGGTTTTATACTCATTGAAAAACTCCTTTAATGTGAATTGATTATTTTTCTTATCATATGCTTGGCCTGACTCTTCAAAATGTGAAATGTTAAATTGATTCCTATAATTTGAATATATTTTTGAAACAATTCTTTCAATATCGATCGTTTTAACATAATCAGCTTTGTTTTGATAATTTGATAGTAACAAATTTACGGTTTCATTTTCGGGTATTCCAAATCGATTGCATGCACCTGATAATTTAACCAAAAAATTATGCTTATTCCCGTTTGTATAGGTATCGTATTTTTCGATCCAAACAACTAATTTATTGAAAATATCATTCGTTGTATCGGTATAGCTACTTTTTTGAACTGGAGTAAAAATTAATTGAGTAAATGTTTCAGAATCCTTGTTTACGAAAATATCAGAATCGGAACTTTCAAAACATACCCTTGCAACATCCTCAAAATTATCAAGTGGATAATCTTTAAAATACTCCTTTAGTGCCCGACATGAAGAGGCATGATTTTCTATTGATGCTGGTATTTTTACAACAACTTTTAATCCATCACCGGAAGGTGAAATAAAAGCAATCATTACAAATTTATCTTTTGACAATGATATTTTGAAATTTTCTAAATTTTCAACATGGTCAAAATCCAAACATACAAGTCCAGAATGTTCAATACATGAATCATTTGCCCTTTTTGAGAATTTACCAGAAAAACAAATTGATGGAAGTTGCTTTTTTAGTTCTGTCCTTTGTGCCTTATCCTTACAATTTCGTACCTTTTGAACTAATTCTTTGCTTTTCCCATCTCTTATCCGTTCAATTATTTTATCAATTGACAAATAGTGAGGTGTTTTGGTCTCAAGTATGTTTTTAAATATTGTTACTTGCATAGTTATTATTTTTTTTCGTAAGATAGCCAGTTTTGCAATGTCATATACAAATCAGTATATTTATTTTCGTACTTTTTATTATTTTGAAGGGCATACAATTTATTACAAATATTTTCATAATTTGACTTTTGAATTAATTTGCAAAATTGATTATAATTTACTTGCTTATCCATTTTTAGCGGAGTTGTTAATTTACTTTTTGCAGAATTATTACCAAACATGAAAGCAACAAATTTTTTATACTCTGACAAACTTTTAATATCGGCATCTTTGTTTTTTTCAATTTCTGAATCGTAAAAATCTGAATATATAATATCTGTCTCTTATACCCATTTAACGCTTCCTACGATATTCAGTTTGTATTACCCAGTGGG